TTTCTAGCGCAGATACGACTACATGTAGCCTATTTGCGGTTGCTGCAGTCACCTTTAATACTTCACTTTCCTGTAAAACTAAAGGTGCTGATAATAGTTCTGTTGTTGCATTAGCAGATATTGCCTTAGTCTTAAAAAGACTAAAAACAGCATCTGATGTATCTGTAATAGTTACAGTTATAGTATCTGCATTACCTGAATCTTCTGATACTAGTATTGATTTTATAACAGCTGTGGTGGCTGAGGGCACTGTGTATATTGTAGTTGCACTAGTGCTCGTTAAATCTGCTTTTTTATTTACAAATGTATTTGCCATTATGCTATAAAGAAAGCAACTGCTTCCTGTTCATCTTTTAAATCTTGTTGAAATGTTGTATTTAATTTTTGTACAACACTATCTACATCTCTAACAAATGATTGTTGCACTTGTTGATCGTAGTTTTCTAAAGGTTGTGTTAATGATTGTACTATTCTAGCCATTATCTTCTCCCGTCTGGTTGTATGTCTAATCTAAATGTACCAAGTTTCCAAAATTGACTTGTGCTTGTATTGTCTACTTTTAAAGATATAGATCTAGCACGTGCTCTTGTATCAACTTTATTTGTACTACTTGATATAGTAAAAGGTCCTAGTGTTGAACTAGCTTGTGTTTGATTAGGAAAATCTCTTAAGTTTAATGTAATTCTAGTGTTACCTGTTTGTGATAAAAAGTCTGGTAGCACTCTTCTAATTTTCATCATAAACTCACCATCACCTTGTAATCCTTGTTGACCAATATCAAAATCTCCTGATTGTATGTTTGCTGTAATAGATGAGGTTGCACCTTCTCTTATTTGATCTAATCCTGTTTCGTGTTCATAGTAATAACTAACACCATCAGTGTTTCCTTGTACATAAGTTGCAGAACCAGATGTACCATTAGAACTTGTATCATATTCTGATGCATGAGGTTTACCAAATACAGCAGAATCTTGCCAAGCACTTCTTGCTAATGTACCTGTGGTCCATACAGGTCTTTCAGGTGTTGAGTCAAGATAGTTATAACAAACCATTCTATTAACTGTGTCTGCTCCTGAGTTAGGATAAAACCACATAACCTCACCAAACAAATTGTTTAGTCCTGCATTAATATGTTGTTTAGGAATTGTATTAATATCATCATAAACAAAATCTTCAACTAAACATGGTAGTGATTCTAGTTTACCAGTGTATCTAAAGAAACCATTCTCTGACATCCAGTATGCAGAACCATCAACCTCTACGGCTGCGTTCTTACCGATCAATCCACAATTAGTACCTACTTGTTGGAATGAGAAAGTAAATGGAGCACCTACAAATCTCATAATAAATAAAGCAGTATCAGTCCAAACGTAAATTGCATCACGACCTCTAATTGCTCCTACAATTTTAGATCCATCTGCAAGTCTTTGTGTGCCTGCAGTATTAATTGCACTAGGTGTATATGACGTGCTTGCGTCAATTGATTCTTGGTCCGAGAACCTGATATACATTTCATCTCTTGTGCTTGATGTACCAATAGTTGTTTCTGTTCCAAAAAATATTAAGTGTCTATCTGGTGCTGATACTAAAGTAAATGAAGATGCTGTTGGTGCATTTGCAAGTATCGTTGCTCTTGTACCTGTTGCACCCGTTGGATCAGAATCCCATTCAAATGTTTCTCCACCAAATATAGTTGCAATAAGTTTATTACCAAAATTATCTAATGACCATAAACCTGGTGCTGTTACAATGTCTCCTGATGCTGCAGCGTTCCATGCAAAATAATTAGATGCATCGGTTACAGTATCACCACTTGAGTGTGATGCAGCTGTTGTGCCATTAGCACCTCTTGTCAATCCTGATAATGTTCCACCACTATTACCTGTGTATGTAATTAATTCTGAATCTATAATAACTGTTCCTGATGATGCAAAAGAAGTTGAACTTGCCATGGTTAAACTTGTAGCAGTTGTATTGATGCCTGAAGATAATGTTGATGTAAACTGTCCTTGTTTTACACCACCCCATGATCCAAGACCCCAACCAGTAGATGCTGTTTCAACTGCAGGTCCTACGGGATAATAATGTTTAACTCTAATACCGCCAGATGTTGATGCACCTGATCCAGACTCATTAGATGGCATAGTAATCGTTAAAGTCGTATCACTTGGAATACTTGTTACCATAAATTTTACATCTGTAAAATCACCAGATCCAAAATTAGAATTAGTAATAGATGTAAAACTATCTAATAATATAATATCACCTGCGTTCATTCCATGAGCAGATGCAAAAGTTAGTGTTACAACTGCTGATCCGTTAGTTGTAGAAAAAGCTGATGTTAAAGTTGTTGTAGATTTAATAGGGTGTATGTCATAAAAAATACCACCAGAGTATGCATATAAAATTCTATTAGTTCCTAATGCAGCGTACTTAATACCTGATGCATTAACAAAATGATGAATGGCTGTGTTACGGCCTGTTAATTCAATTGAACCTAATTGTGCCCAACCACCTATTTTTTCAGGTGTACCATATCTAAATCTAACATTGTCACCAGCAACCCATTGGCCTTCGCCACCTGTTGCTGTAACTTGTTTATTAAACCCTGGTGCAAATTGTACTTTTTGTAACATAAAAAACCTATTAATAATAAGGCAGGAGATGGTGTGGTGGAATCTCCCGCCATATTATTATATACAATATTATTTAGATATTTTAAAGCCTTTAAACCAAGCAGGCAACCCTAAAAATGGTCTTTTATCGTATTCGTTTTCTTTAGCTGTTTTTGAGTTTGCTCTGTTATAATGTAAAAATACTTGACCACAGTCTTTACCAGTAAACTCTTCTCTCCAATGTTCAAGATCGCAACCAGAATATATAAGCATATCTCCTGGTTTTAAGTCTACTTTAATTCCTGCTTGACCATTGTTACCTGTTGGATCTAAATATATTGGCCAAGGATCACCGCCAAGATTTAATGTAGTAGATATTTCACAAGAATATCTATCCTTATGTCTAGCTAACACATCGCCTTTTTTATATATTCTAGCATAAGAATAAGTAGGGGATAATTTTAATCCTGTATGTTTTTCCATAACAGGTTTTACTTTTTGTAACAAAGTTTCCATAACTATATCTCCATAATGAGAATATGTATTTGGCACTTGCTCATCATTCCATACACCATAGTATTCTGTAAATGGTGATATGTATTTTTGATCAAATAAAAATCTAGCAACTTTTCTTTTATTTAAAAAATATGCAAAACAAAAATCTGCTATCTCTCTTGATATAGCATTTTTTAAAATACTATATTTATTTTTTTGGAACGCCGATTTTTTTAATGACATTTTTTCCTTTCAGTTTTACATTAGATTTTAAAAAGTTATCTATAAAATTTGGTTTATTTTTTAAAGTGTTTGTTTCTAATATAGTTTTAATTACTGCATCTTTCATTTTTTTATTAACTTTTAACATTTAATACTCCTTTTGGTATAGCTTGGCAGTTCCAATGTATGAATCTAAAAGGTTCATAACCCATGTCAACTACATATTGATGAGGGATGTAAGATGGAAAAAACATTAGTCTACCTGGTTTTACATCATAATTAATTTGATGACTTGCATAAGTTACTTTTGTCATATCTTTTTCTGGTAATAAATTCATTATATTTCCTGCTCTTGGATCTACAAATACTGGTCTTGATGTTTTATCACTACATTTTAAAAAATAAAAACCTGATATATGACCATTCCAATGAGTGTGTAAAGTATGATGTCCCCCTCCATTTTTAGCAAATTCTTGTACCCACATTTCTGTAGTAAACACTTGATAATTAGTTAAATCAAAACCCATTTCTACCAATAGATTATGAGCCGTTGCACCTATATAATCTTGTAATTGTTTAAAATTAGGATCTCCTATTAACGAGGTGGAATGAAATACATTACCCATATCTCCTTTATTTCCAAATTTTTTATTTCTTTTATCTTCTTTATTTAATTGTTGTGGAAAAGTTGTTTTAATTTTTTTATTTTTCATTTATAAGGCCATCCTAAGTTCCAAATAACTAAACTATATCTAGATCCTTTTTTAACTGGACACACTCTATGCCAAACAAAACCAGGAAATACCACCAAAGAACCTTTTGGTAATATCTCTGTGCATTTTTTAATATTTGGTTTTTTATCAGGATCCATATTTCTAAAATCAAATTCTAATTCACCACCTTTATAA